AGTTTCTAAAACTATCTAGTACGCTTTTACCTTCCATTAAACTTTCTGCTAGACTGTCACTTAGTGTTTGTGTTGCTGATTTTAAAGTTTGTAAAAATCCAGATTTAATTTCATCTTCTAAATTTTCAAAAGATACTCCTATACCAGCAAGTATGTTGTCTAGTATACCTGCTTGGGTTGCTATCTCATCAACTGTTGTTGCCATAGTTTCAGGCAATTCTTCTGGTAGAACTTCTTCGGGCGGTGTTGGTAAATTACCAAAAATATCTGCTGATTCAAAGGCTTTTCTTATTTCTTCTGGAATTTCAAATATTCTACCTTCTTCCATGCCCTCAGCAAATGTGTCCATTGCAGCCTTGCCGATTTCTTTAAATGAAAAACCTTCTCCTGAAAATAAAGCAAATATTTGGTCTTTAAATTCAACCGCTATACCAATTACTGCTCTAAACGTACCTAAAAAAGTTCCTATCATTCGGTTTGCAAAATGTTTTAATGCAATAGGTAGTGATTCTCTAAATGTATATCCTAATTGATCCATTACTCTAAGCATCTTAAATGCTTCTACTATTGATAACGCTAAATCGAATAAAAAGAATCTTTTAAACAAGTTTGCTACCGGTACCAAACTGTTTCCTAAACCAGTTATGTTTTTTCCAAAGCCTACTAGTACCACACCTAATTGAAGTATAATATTGAAAGCCGATGCTAATATTTTTACAAATCCTGCAAATACTTGTATGATTTTCAATGCAACAAATGCGCCAAGTACATTTACTACTACTTGTAATAAGTCCGCAAAAGGTCCCAATGCTTCTTCTATTCCTTCAATAACGTCACGCATTGTTTCTGCTTCACTAATAAATGTTGACATTTGTGTTAACAATGTTGTTAAATCATCTAGCATCTTAGCAATAGCAGGTTCTAATTTCATAAAGATTTCTGCCGCTAATTGCTGTGCCGCAATTTGCATGTTTGAGAATTTAACACTGACGTTATCCATCTTGGTAAGCAATGTGCCACCAAATCTTTCATCTAATCCGTCAACCAAAGCAGTAATAATTGTATTAGCGCCTTCGGCTGTTCTACCAAATTCAGCAACTTCTAGTCTTGCAAGATTTAATTTTTCTTCTAATATTTGGAATACAGGAATACCTCTGTCTGCTAATCTATTGAGGTCTTCTAATCCTAAACCACCAGCAGTAGAACGTGATACTAAATCAAGCGCCGCTTGAAACGTACCCATTTGATCTGTTGTAACACTTGCGGCATCAGCAAATGTCATCAATAATTTTTCTGTAGGTTCAACTCCTGCACCCTTTAACTGTATAAATGCCTCAGTTAGAGTGTCAACTCCAAATTGTGTTTTTAAACTGAATTTTTGAATTCTATCAAACGCTGCCGCACCTGCTCTTGTACTTCCAAAGACTGCATTCAAACTATCTTCTAAATCTTGGAATTTTGAACCTACTTGTATAATTGATTTTAAAGTAGCAGTACTGATTACTGCCGCAAATGCCGCACGTAATCGATTAAGCCCTTTAGTACTGGCAGTAGTAAATTGATTAACACTATTTTGGCTTTGTTGTAAGCCCTGTTGAAATTCGCTGTTATCTAATGTTAATGCTACTGAAATATCTTGTGCCATGATTAAACTTTCCTAATATACTTGTTTGTATCTTTTTGCAGTTGTTCAATTGTTGGCTTTGTAAATCCTTCAGGTGCTTGTTTGCTATATCCTTGATCTAATCTGGCTGCATAAGGATAATCTGCTACAATAGAATCGCCCTGTTTTACTACTTGACTACGTGCATAGCCAGATTGCACAGGGGTATATTCTTTGACTAAAGTTAGTGCTTCATCTAAAAGGTGGGCAGGAAGTGCTGACAATTTTTTCATGCGTCTTTTAAATAACTTGTCATTTACTGTTACACTAACTCTCATTGGATTTATTTTCGTTTAATAATTCATATAGTTCTTCTGTTGTCAATTGCGGAGTCGGTCCCAAACCATTTTTACTATTTGCTTTTTTCTGATGATAGTTTTCAAATGTCAGTGCCGCATCCATAATATACAAATCAAAAGTATCTGCTCTCATTAATACTTCGCTAGGTAAAAGACCATATCTTTTACCTAGTGTGTCTATTTGCATGATTGAATTCATCTTAGGTGAATCCATAATCAATGCATCCTTTGTTACTTTCCCAAGGATTGAGTAACCTTTTCTACTAATTTAGTCATTATTGAAAAGGGTAATGTATTCCCATCAGTAATGATTTCTTTACCATTCTCATCAAATACTAAACCTTTTACTAAGTCAATCATTTCTCCAACATTAATTTTTTCATTTTTACTATCACTAGCAATGTTGGCTAATTTAACATAACTATCAATTGATTGACGATCCCATGTCCAAAATGACAAAGGCTCACCAAATTCTTTGACGGTTTCTTTGTCGTCTAAAAACATTTCTACTAGTTCGGGTTTTTTTGATATTTGTGAAAGATTCATTTATTATTTCTCCTGTGAATTATTGATATTGTATTTAGCGGTATCGTCTACTGATTCTAGTAGTTGATTTAAAAGTGCTAAACGAAATTGTTGTTTGGCTTTTAATTGCCTGATAGTTGCTTGCATGTTATCTAACATGGGCATCATTTTTGCCTCATCAGCGATGAGTGATCTGAGTTTTTCTTCGTCTGTTTTGAGCCAGACTTGCGTTAAGTCATTCATTTGTTTCTCCTGAATAAATTATTGACTGGACCATTTTACCATTTTGGTCCATTTTCCTTTAAAAGAAAGGGGCTAAGATTGCTCCTAACCCCTTCAGTTTTTGTTACGGATTTTGTCCGATTGTCATGTCACCATCAACAGCGATAGTTAGAGGGGATACCCAAACAGGTGAGTCTGGGCTAACTGTTGGTGCAACACTAGAAAGGTAACCTGTACCTTCATAGTAATGTGCATTAGCAGTTGCGATATCTCCATTCATAACTAAGCGCCATGATACTTCAACTTTATTATTAGATAAGCCTGCAACGCCATATTCAGGGGCAGTAGTCTGTCCTGAAGTTAGAGTACCAAAAAACTTAACATCGTCAATGACCATGTTAGTAGATAGTTCGTTGTCAGACGGGGTAGTAATCTTGTTAATAGATGTTGCACAAAAATCAGTCCAAGAAAAAATTCCTGTTGAATTGGTAATTGTGACATCTTGTAAACAAGTAACGTCTAATGAAGCATTGGCAACATTTGATGTATCGGTACTCACATATAAGTGAGGTTGTTTACCGGTTGTGTTTACTGTAATTCTTGCCATGTTATGTCTCCTTTAAGATTGATGGGCGTTATTAAATTCAAGTCGGGTTAAGTCAAATGTATAGGTGTGAATTTCGCTTCTGTTACCTATAGTCACTTCTCTGGACATTTCAACTGATGTATAACCATCAAAGAAATTAACATTACCTGCTAAGTCTTCGATAGCATCTTGTATGACTAATGACTGCGGATCGTTTTGAAACGAGATGTATAAAATGTTGAATTGATCTTCAGCATCATACATCGAACCACAGTTTTGGATTGCTAATTGGTTGATAGTTCTTGCATTGTTAGTCACATCGTCAACATAAAGACCATAAGCAATGTTATCGTCTTCACTAGGATAAGTTGCTGATACCTCAATAATAGGCGTTTGCAATTTTGCAACTGCCCTAAGATATGCAACAACTTGTGCCTTGTCAACTAGTGGTCTAGACACTTAGAACCATCTCCTATTATTGTTAAAATAGTCTGGATCTGCTGTCCAGTTTTCTTCCAACTTAGTAGTAGGACCATTAGGTGCATCCTGATACAAGTCATAAAAGTTCATCAATTGTAATGCTTTCTCTTGTTCTTTCTCATATCTTTCTAAAGCATGATTATAGTTAGCCGCGTCAACAGAGTTAACGTTACTAGTATCAGAAACGATACTCTCGTAGAAGATTTTAGTCGCCATGAAAGTATCGAGTCTGATTAATGTTTGATCATTCTTAATCAAAAGATTAGGATTGAATGCTGAGATTAATTGACCATTAGGTAAGTTAGAGTAATATGATGCTCCCATCACGTTGTCACAATACTGCGGCCACCAGCCAAATTCTAGCCAATACAAAATTTCTTGTGACCCTACTTGAAAGTAAGTATCCCAATCAACTTGCATTTGTGCCGCACGTCTCTCTGCCGCAGGATCATAAAAAATGATATCTGCTACAGTTGCGTTTGAGACTCTTTGATATGGAACTGACATATTATTCTTCCTATACTAATTTAAACTTATTGTTTGATATTAATAGCACCGCCCCTTCTTAGGTCAGCGACACCTGCACCCATGTAAGCAAGACCAGTTAACCACATTTGTAGTCCACCAGGCTTCTCACCCATCTTAATTTGAAGTCCTTCTTTTAGAACTGTAAAGATAGCAGTTTCATGGAAGTATGCACCAACTAATACGTTAGTTGCCCCGGCACCATCAAATGTGCGTGAAGCAGTTTGTAAGAAGTTGCTGAAAATAACTGCACAACCATATAGGTTAGTTAGTCGACCAGTTGCTAACAATTCTTCACCAAGTGAAGTGATAGCAGAACCACCAGTTGAAGCAGAACCTACTGCTCCGCCTGTTAACTCGCTTAATGCACGATTCATTGAAGAACCAGTACCATTTGAGTCTAAGACTACAATTGGAGTTCCAGGAAGTTTAGCAACAGTGTAGTTTTGCTTGATGTTTCTTACTAGACCTAACACAGAGTTAGACCAGAAAGCAAGTGGAGTTGTACCAGGTGCAGCAGTAGCCGCATAGTCTAGCTCCATAGCACTAACTTGTTCGATAGTTTCGAAACCGTCTGCGCCTGTGTAACCTAAGTTGCCGGTTGCCGCTCTAAAACCTAAGAAAGATTGACAAACACGTTGATCAACTTTCTCACCATATGATCCACCTAACTCTTCACCGATTGTAGCCGCTAATTCAAATGATGTTGTCCATCCATAGAACACATCAAATGCTGTGGCTGCAACTGCTGGAGTTGCTGTGATTGATCTCTGATCCATAAAGTAGTTTTGCTCAAAGGCTGCGCCTGGGTTAACTACTGGACCTTCAAAACCATTACCGTATGTGTCAGGAACACCGCCCTGATATGCACTTGGTGTATAGTCTTGGTAAGTGATAGCCGCAAAGTTTGGAACTAAGTAGGTATCACCTTGATTTGGGGTCACAACTCTTGTGAAATCAACAAGGCCTTGTGACTCATGCATTGCTTCCAATGCGAAATTTGCGATTGCGAAAGTGAAACCATTTTCTTCACCTGAACCGCCGCCTAATACGTATGCCATGATTAATCTCCTTTAAAAATATAATTGGCTATTAACAATTAGTTCCGTTTAGGACTTGAATCACTAATACTTACAGGCATTGATTTTAATCCTACCCCTCTACCTAAACCGTTGCGTTGCTTCCATTGTTTGAAAGCGGCTGGGTCTCTAGTATAATCAGGGATTTGATCTAAATCGCCTCCTGCAAATCTAGTTTGATTCGGTCTTAATCCAGAACCAGATTGAGTTGATTGAGTTTGCTTAAGCAACTTTGGATTGCCTTTTGCTACTTCATCAACAATATCTTTTAACATAAGTGGATTACCATCTTGACCATAGCGTTCTTGACCTTTTGAATTAACAATACTGTAAGTACCATCATCATTCCACTGAATGTTTGATTTTACTTTTTGTATTGCATACTCTGAAAGTTCACTGTCAAACCTGTCTCCCATTGTTTGCAATATATCTGTTTCAAGTTCTTTTGCTCTCAATGCTCGCTCTTTATGATTGAGTTCTGATTGCAACTTTTGAAACTGTTCATGCAAATCGTTGGTTGTGACTCGATTTGTTTGTTTCGCTTGAGTCTGCTGTGTTTCCACTGGCTGTGCGTTGCCACCGGTTTTCTGAGCAGACATTTTTGCAATCATTGCAACTGCATCTTCTACTGAACCAAGTTCTGTACCAGATGCTCTACTCAATGCATTTAAAATACTTTGAGTTTGCGATTTGCGAATAGCACCAGGATTAACCTGATTGCTTTTACTATTCTGCTCATTTGAAGAATTTTGGAAGTCTTGTTCCACTTGTTCTTCTGCAAGGGCTTGTTCGTTGCCAACGATATTTTCATCAATCATTTAATTCTCCTATTGTAACGTAATAACCGTTCATTGATTCATGTTGTATTTATCGACCAGTATTCATACCGGTCAATTGCACTGCAACTGCTTGCTGTGTTTCGTATGATGGTCCAGTTCTTTGTATTGGTACTGATGTACCAGGACCTGCCCCATCGAAATCGTTTACATATTCACTACCATTTTCTTCGCCTTCATAGTCATCATCATAACTAGGTATCTGAGAACCTAAGTCTCTGCTTAGTACTTTCTCATTATCTGTTGTCATTAATGCTTTGATGCTAGGATCAGTGATAGTTTCGATGTATGCTTG